GTACGGGCGGAAGTCGAAAAGCGCATGGCGGAAAAAGCGAAGTCTGCTTGGCTTCCTAATCCTGGCCCGCAAACGCTAGCGTACGAGTCCGACGCTGATATCCTGTATTATGGCGGAAGTGCTGGTGGTGGAAAATCGGATCTTATGCTGGGGCTTGCTCTTACCCAGCACGAGAACAGCCGCATCTTCCGGAAACAAGCTGTTGATCTTAGAGGCATGGAAAAGCGGCTGAAGGAAATCCTCGGACCCGGAACCAAGGGATATAACGGCGCCGATAAGATATATCGATCAGACGATGTGGATATCGAGCTCTGCCACATCTCAAACCCCGGCGACGAAGAGAACTATCAGGGACGTCCGCGCGACTTCATGGCGTTTGATGAAGCCGTACACTTCTCTGAATTCGAGATTAGTTTTGTGCTTGGTTGGTTACGCTCCGCGTCGGGTCACCGATGCAGGGCTATTCTCGGATCAAACCCGCCAACCAATGCGGAGGGCGAATGGATCATCCGCTGGTTTGCGCCTTGGATCGATGAAAACTGGTCTGGATACAAGCCATCAGTCGGCGAACTTGGGTGGGCAATTCATGACTCCGGGGAAATCCATTGGGTTGGCTGGGGCGATCAAAACCCCGGCGCGTTCCGAATTATTGACGACGTACCTGAGTACGTGTGTACGGCCGATGAATTCCGTAACCTTCCGGGTGAGGCGCGCCGCGGCGTGTTCGTTCCGCGATCTTACACGTTCATTCCCGCCAATCTGGATGACAACCCGGATCTGAAAGACACCGACTACCGCCAAACTTTGATGGCGATGCCGGAGCCGCTTCGCTCAAAGATGATGTACGGCGACTTCACCATCTCGGGCGAGGATGACCCTTGGCAGGTTATCCCGACGCAATGGGTAAAGATTGCGCAGGAACGCTGGGACGCCGATGGAAATCGCGGTCTTAAGATGGACGCCATGGGCGTCGATGTTGCTCAAGGCGGACCGGATAAGACGGTGTTCGTTCCTAAACACGATTGGTGGATCGGTAAGCCGATTATCTACAAGGGCGTAGATACGCCAGACGGCAACGCTGTATTCGGACTACTTGTCAAAGAGCTACAAGACGGCGCTCAAGTCAACATCGATATCGGTGGTGGTTGGGGTAATCACGCCTTCTCTCTCATCAAGGAAGCTGGGCTTCCAGTTGTAGGAATGGACGGTTCAGGCGGCTCGGCATTGAATGACCGTTCTGGTCGGTTGTTCTTCCACAACAAACGCATGGAATGGTGGTGGGCACTTCGTGAGGCTTTGGATCCGAAACTGGGCGCTGGCTTAGCTCTACCTCCTGGCTCTGACGTTCTCGCTGATCTTACTGCACCGCGCTGGGTTCCTCCGCAAAATCACTCTGGTAAAGCCAAGGTCGAATCTAAGCCTGACATCATCGCGCGACTACAGCGATCGCCAGATATCGGCGATGCCATTGTCTACGCTTACGCAAACGAACGTCCAGAAAATCCAAGGCCGCAACGCGGAAATTCACGCCGTGTAGTGGGTGGTCGCTCATCTCGAAGGAAAAGACGTTAATGTCTACTCTCTTTAGTTCTCCAAAAATTCCGGCGCCTGTAAAAGCTGCAGAACCAAAGCGCGACAATATTCCGTCTCGAATTGACTCTGATGTTCAAGCGGCGGGCGCGGAACAAGCCAAGCGGGCGCGAAAGCGACGCGGCCGGCGATCATTAATCACATCTGCTGATAGTCAGTCTCCTACACGGAAAACTCTGGGCTGATGCTCTCTGAAAACGTCAAGCAGTTAGTCGCTCGTGGCGATCGACTAAAGTCTGCGCGCGCAAACCTCGATTCCGTATGGGATGACGTGTCGTACTATTACGGCGCGCCAGAGGATATCACGTCACAGCGGGCGCCAGGCACCGAGCGCACACCCTTGGAAGACGCGTCTACAGTACATGCATGGCGTGGATTTTCTCTGTCACTTGGCGGACTTCTCCGTCCGCGCGGCATGAAATGGCTTAAGCCAAAGTTCTCGGATGACGAGATTAACGACAACGATCTAGTTGAGATGTGGCGTGATATCGTTGGCGATCGTATGCATTCAGCCATCAACGCTGTTGCAGCGCGTGCCGCTCATGCGCTCAAACAATCCGATGAGCAACTGACGCTGTACGGCGTAGCTTTCGTGTTCGTTGATGAGGATCTTAAGACGTCTCGTCTTCGGTTCCGATCGTTCCACGTTCGCGATTGCTACCTTGACGTTGATTACAAAGGCGAGGTCGACACCGTCTATCGGTACTTCCGTCTCACCGCGTCGGATGCAGCGAAAGAATTTGGAGAGGAGAATATTCACGAAGATGTTCGCCGCGCGATCAAAGACGACTCCGGAAAGATGTGGAAGTTCGTCCATATCACACTACCGAACGATCAGCGTCAAACCCAAGGTATCAAGACAAACCTGCCAATCGCATCTCTGCACATTGATTGTGAAAACGATCACATCGTTAAGGAAGGCGGCTTTCATGAGTTCCCATGGATCGTCCCACGTGACGGTGTTCCTGCCGGATGGAAGTATGGATACTCCATCTGCATGGCGAACCTTCCCGATGCGCGCACAGTGCAGGAAATCGCCGCGGCAATCTCTGACGCAAGCGAATACCAACTATCTCCGCCTTTACTGGCAAACGATATTGCCGTTGTGGGTGATGTATCTCTACAACCTGATGGCATCACGTATTTCGATCCTACGAAACTGTCGGGCAATCGACCTGCGGTGGAGAAACTGGATATCGGCGGCGATGTACCAGTTGGACTGGAAGAGCAACGCAACAAGCGTGAGACCTTGTTCCAAGGATTCATGCAAGATGTCCTGAACCTTCCTTTGCAATCAGGCATGTCTGTGCCTGAGATTATCCGCAGAAACGAAGATTTCGCTCGGATGGTCGCGCCTATCACTGATCCTCTATTGCCTGACTATAACGGGCAAATCGGCGAGCGGGTGTTTGGCATCATGCTGCGGGCCAATCAGTTCCCTGGTGGCGCGGCTGGGCCTATTGAGCTTCAGGGGCATGAAGTGCTTTGGGAGTATGAAAACCCAATCTCGCGTGCGGAAGAGGAAAACGGAAACCTGCGAGCTCAAGAGTCTATCGCCGCAGTCGTTGAGATTTCGGCCGTCGACCCGTCTGTTTTGGATGAAATCGATCTAGCGAAGTTCGCCCGCCATACGCTCATGGCAAAGGGCGCGCATGAATTCTTGCGTGATCCAAAAGCTGTCGAGCAACTTCGGGCACAACGTCAGCAAGCGGAACAGATGGCATCCATGCCGGCGCAGGCAATCGAAGCGTCGGAAGCAATTACTTCAGTCAATGACGCATTGCAGGCGGTAAAATGATCTCTGATGAAATGGCAACAGCCTGGCACGCGTGTCTGAATCCGGATCATGAAGCGCCACCTACACCAAGGCAGAAAGAGGCTGTCCTGCAGGCGATAGCAAAACTTTGCTATCTCGAAGATGCGATCCCGTCCCAAGGGATTTCGCCAACTGACATGGCTGTGCGTACAGGAATGCACGCCGTGGGCGTTGCGGTGCTCAAACACCTTGAACGCGATATCTACTCCCTGAAACAAAAAAGAGCATCAAGATGAAACTTGAATTTCTCGATCCATTTGCACGAATGACATTTGACGCGGAAGGCGGTGCTTCTGGCGCTGGTGATACTGTAGCAGGCGAAGGCGGCGACGATACTGTCGCCGGTGGCACTGGTGATGACACGATCGCTCCCTCGTCTGGCGACGACACGGTAAACCCTGGCTCCAGTGCTGACGATCTGGATTGGCGTGATCAGTTCGCGTCCTCTGTCCCGGAAGAGCAACGCAAGAAATTCCGTAAACAACTGGACGGGTTTTCCGATCCATCTGCTGCAGGCCAGAAGTTCCTTGAAATGCAGAAGAACTTCGACAAGCGAGTAGCGGTTCCCGGCGACGACGCAAGCGACGAAGATAAAGACTCGTTCGCTGTCCAGATGGGCTGGGTGCAGGAAGCGGATAAGTACGGATCCGAATATACGTCACCAGAGTTTGCGACCGAAACTCTCGGCAAGGATGTGGTTGAAGCTGTCGAAGCCGAATTCCTGAAAACCATGCATGAAGCTCGAATTCCGCAAGCTCACGCTACCGCGTCGCTGGATGCGTATTACACAATGCTGGAAGCTCAAGAAACAGCCCTTGAGGAAAAGGGCGTTGAAATGGCCGAAGCGTCCGCTGAAGCGCTCAAGAAACAGCACGGCGACGACTATGAGCCGAACCTTGTTCTTGCGAAACGATACGCGGAACAGATGGGTGCGGCTGATCTTTTGGATATGGACCTGCGGAATGGCGGGAAGGTCGGAGATTTGGCTCCGGTCGTTTCGGCCATCATGCAGGCCGCTCGCTCAACGATTGGCGAGGATACCCCGGCCGGAGTTAACATGAGCGACGACAAACGCACCAGCCTGTCTGAGCGTCTTGATGCGCTGTACTCAGAACACATGGGTAAGGCATCGTATAAATCTGATGCTGTCCAGCGCGAAATTCGTGAAATCAACGAAAAGCTGTATGGCACCATGCCTGCAGATGGCCGGGTATCCGGTTAACAAGAACGGTCGCGACTAGCGACTACCCCGGCCTCTGCGTTTAGCAAGCCGGGGGCTTTACTACCCCGCAATTACGCGGGTTTTCATTGCGGCTTACAGCCTAAGTAGTTCAACGACATTTCAAGATCCAAGTAACGCCAAGCTAAGTAACTCCGGCGAACGGTTAATTATGTGAACGGATCATATTTGAAGACAGTTATTTGAGCGAACGGACACCTGACGCTGCCGATTTTAACAGGCAATTTCAGGAGATTTATTATGCCTGGTCCTACTATCGATCTGGCGTTCGTCAAGCAGTACGAACGCGAAGTACACGAAGAATATCAGCGTCAAGGCTCTATGCTTCGTAGCACCGCCCGTCACAAGATGGTCAAGGGTGCTGATACCACATTCCAGAAAATGGGCAGTGGTACCGCTGTAACCAAGGCGCGTCACGGCGAAATCCCTCCAATGAACCTTGACCACTCGACGGTCAACTGTTCGCTGACGGATTACTTTGCGCGTGATCTGATCGACAAGTTCGATGAACTGAAGATCAACCACGACGAACGCGGTGTGGTCACTCGTGCGGGTGCGTGGGCTCTTGGTCGCAAGACTGATGATCTAATCATCACTGCGGCTAATACCACGACTACCACGGAAGGTGGCGCGAACGCTCTGATTTCGTTCAAGCGCATTCTGACCGCCATCGAGAAGCTGCAGGACAATAACGTGCCTGTTGGCGACGGCATGCTGTACGGCATTGTTACGCCGCACCAGTGGGCCGAAATGGTCAACTCCATCGATGAACTCAAGTCGAAGGACTACGTCAGCGACAACGTTACTGAAGCTCCATATCGTCCGATGCGGAACTGGAACAGCGTTAACTGGATCGTCCATACGGGCGCACCTGGCCGCGGTACTTCTACGTCGACCTGTCTGATCTGGCACCACGATTCCATCGGTCACGCTGTCGGTTCGGAAGTCGTGTCCGATGTTCAGTGGGATAACTCGCACTGGATGCACTCGGTGGTTAACGCGATGTCGCAGGGTTCTTGCCTGATCGATGAGCGTGCGTGCGTCAAGATCCCGACGAACGACACTGCTGCACTGTCGTAATCCATAGGAAAGGAAAACAAACATGGCCTATGACGGCAACTATTTGACTATGCACGAAACGGACTCTTCGAAGAATGGTCCTCGTGTGTTCGCTTACCGTACTACGGACGCGAAGGCGACTCTTCAGGCATCCGGCTATGTTTCGGATGGTCAAGAGCGTGGAATGCGCTTCGGCGATATCGTTTGGGTGCAGCGTGTCACAACCGGCACGCTTGACGCTCCAACGGCGATGCAGACGGGGCAGAACTACGTGTCTGCAGTATCGGCCGCGGGTGCTGCTACCCTCGATGACCTCGTGACCCTGGCTTAAGGGTCACCAAGACGCACCGTCATTCAGACGGCGCAACGGGAGTAACTGGCGGGGCTTCGGTCCCGCCTTTTTTATTCATAAGAACAGGATCAAGTAAATGATCGAATGCCTCCCACGAAAGCTAGGATACGACACACGCGGTGCATTTCGCACGCGGTGGCACTATCGAACAGATCATAAGCTGGAAGATATCGAAGCGTCTGGTGATGAATACTGGATCCCGGTTTCGTATCAGCTTCGCCCCGGAGACATCATCGAAGTCGAAGACCACGAATTTGCGTGGTGGTACGAAATCTTTGTGATCGATGCAAACCCTCACGCTGAAACACGCGCTGAGAAAGTTGTTACCGAAATTCGCAATCCGGTCAAAACACGCGATCCGGAGCGACTTATTGAACGAGACCTTAAAGCTGAAGCTGAGCGTCTTGCTGCAGAAGAACGTCAGCGCGAAATGGAACTCGCCCGCGACGAAGCGGCAGAACGGCAAGCTGAGCATGAGCGTAAATCCGCTGAGCGAAACGCGGAAGAATTCTCAGAGAAAGATGCAGAGATTGAGCGGCGTGCGAACGCTCTTGAGTTGCGTCCGGTCGTGAAATGGCGGGGGCCGCACCACAAGTTTGCAGTGCTTGCGTACGACGTCACCGTCTCCAAGGGGTACGAATTCAAAGAGTCTGCGCATGCTGCATTGGATAACGGCGATATCGCAGAAGAGATTGCAGAAGCACGCGCTGCATGGATTTCCAACAATAAGGTGAATTGAAATGGCTGCTGATGCGCTTGCGATCATCAATATCGGGTTGCATGCGCTCGGCGAGCCGCGCGTTGCTGCAGCAGACGAAACCAATGCATCGCGTAGCTTGAACGCAGCATACGATGAAACTCTAAGGATGCTACTACGAGACTACCAGTGGGGCTTTGCTACCAAGCGATCGTCGCTAACTGCCGGCACGTTGTCTACGGAAGAGGCGCTGGAATGGGACTACGTGTACACAAAGCCTACTGACTGGCTTGCAAGCATCGCCTTTTCTGAAACAGGCGAATTCGACACCAACCCATATCACGACTACTCAGATGAACAGAATCGCATTCTAGCGAACTGCGATACGCTCTACATCAAGCACACATTTCTACAAACTGACACGACGCAGTTTGATGCATCATTCGATAAAGCGTTCGGGCTGATGCTGGCGTCTGAATCTGCATACAAGGTGGCTGCATCCGGGACACTCTGGGATCGCCTGTCCGACTTGCTGGCGGGACGCCGAATTCATTCGTCCAGTAAGTCAGCGCAGGATCAGCGGCCACGATCTAAGAGACCTGGACGGTTCCGCAGGGCTCGTATGTCTCGTGCTGGCGGGCTCATCAGTGCTGGCACTCATGGGATGCGCAACTGATGCCTCGCGCTCGCCCGGCATACACAGCGCTTAACGGCGGCGAATTTGGTCTGGAACTCATGTCCCAGATTGATTTCGAGCGCTACAGACTTGCCGGTGAACGCGTCGAAAACTGGATTCCGATGATCACGGGCGGGTTGCAGAAAGCGACCGGGCTACGGGTTATCAAGGAAGTCACGGGCGACGCTCATCTGCGATCTGTAGAATCGACGCGCGACCTTGGTTACTTGTCGCTGTTCCAAGCTGGATCTACGTCATTCGTGTACGATGATGTAGTCGTTCAGACAGGATCCCCTGTCACGATCACGAACGGCACGTTCGCATCAGGGACACCACCTACAGGGTGGACAGACAGCAGCACGGGTAGCGCCACCATCGCTGGCGGTGGTTCGGGCATGACAATGACAGTACCGGTTGCGTCTACTGGCGCTGCACGGGCTGATCAAGAGTTTACCGGCGCCACCATCGACGCACGACACAACGTAAAAGTTACCGTCACCAGCGGGCCTGTCACGGTAGAATTCGGATCCGCACAAGGAACGTCAGATTACGCATCTGGAACGATCGACGCTGGTGAACACGTTTTTGAAATCACACCCAGCGCGACCACGTTTTGGTGTAGAATTTCATCGACAAACAAGACGCCACGTGTTGTTGAGTCCATCGCATCCGTTTCGGCTTCTGACCTGTCGATCACCAACACCTACACCGCGGCGGCTTTGACTTCTATTCGGGCGTCACAGCTAAACGATACCGTCTTTCTTGCTGACGGAACAGGGCAGTTATCCAGCCTGGCACGCCGTGGGGAA